TTAATGTCGCCATTTACTCCGATATTCCCAATCTTCATCTTCTATCGACTCCCACTCAATCGGAGCTGAAGCCGTTACCGCATTACGCCACAACATCTCTAAAGCGTCAGGACCATCATCGTGATCCGCTTTCGGGAAATGTCTAAGCTGGCTTTCAAGGGTCGATTGCGAGCGATGGATTAAAATCAAACCGTTAGCAATATGTGGTTGCAAGCTCTCAATCCGCAACATTTTGTCGGTGTTAGGTTTAACTGCCATTGCTGGCACAGGCTTGCCACGTTGTGCCGAGCGTTTAACCAGCTCCGTTGCCAAAAACTCCTGAAACTGCACCGTTTCTACAAACCATTTATGGCACTGGTATTGTGTATGTAGCCTAATCACATCTTCGATAATCAAATCAGGCAAACGCTTTTTAATTTGGGCTTCGACCACATATAACTTACCGCTTGCACGGTGATAGCCACCGACCAAAATCGCACTTGGGTCACGGCTTGCCCCTGCTTTCCCCATAGATGGGTCTAACGCCCCAAAATAAATCAAGTCATCAGGCAGTTCCGTCCAGTATTGCAAGCTATTCGCAAAAATCGCATCATCACCGCTTACAGGGTCGTTTTGATATTCGGAGTCAAAAGTAGCGTGTCCGTCCCTTGCTCGAATTTTCATTAACGCCAGAATAGGACGAGCTTCCCACGACACCACCGCCCCTTTATCCATTTCCGCTTGATTTGCAAAATAAAACGCATCTGCGACCGCTTCCCCTTCGGTTAGATAAAAGTTTTCCCATTTATCCCAAAGCACCATATTGTCAGGCATTTTTAAAACGGCTTTAAAATGGGCGGTGTTCCACGCCTTGCTGGCAAGGGTGCGATTAAGTACGCTGTCGTAATGCAAAATTGTACCGATATAAATTACATCTAACTTGCCGTCCGCAGAGCCTAACGGCAGTACGGTTTTCTTGAGCCAATTATGCAATTTGTCACGCTGTTCAGGGTTGCGAACCTGTTCGTCATTCTCAATATCGTCCAAAATCACCAAATCAGGACGATAAGCCCCGTGGCGTAAACCACGCAATTTTTTGCCTGAGCCTGCCACTTGGACTTTCTGATTTGCCCGAGTAATGATTGTCCCCGACTGCCAAACACGCCCCACCCCTGAAATTTCAGGGAAATCAATGCGTAAACGTTGATTAAACTCAAGCTCTGATTTAATCGCTTCTAGCATAGGATAGGCTTGGTCGATAGAGTCCATCACTAATAGGGCGTAGCGTTTTTTCTGCGTAACCAAACACCAAAGCGTAGAGAGCTGAGTAACTATCGTGGATTTTGCTTCACCACGGGGAGCAGCAATCGCCTCAAGGCAAGATTTTTCACTTGCAAACACTTTCGGCAGTCGCTCAAAAAGATAACGGTGCAGTTGAGATTTAGACGGGGAGCGAACATAGTGCGGAAAATAATGATTAATAAAAAATGCCAAGCCATTTACAGGGTCGGACACCTGTTTACGCCGTTCAGCCACCGCCTGCGGTGAATCGTCCCACCCGTCAAAAGCGGCTTCGATTTTCGCTCGCATACTTTCCGCATACGCAGAAAGCTGTTGCAAAAATTCTTTACTTTTCACCACTTCCCCCAAAGAGCAAAGCTGCAAACAAAAACCATCCCCAGCCATTTTGCCCGTGGCAAGCAATAACACAGGCACAAATTAAACATAATGCAGATAACATTATTTACCTCTCCTAAATGCTTTATCGACCACTTCGCCAAAATCACCCAGCACATCTAGAAAATCGCCGAATAAGTTTGGGTGTTTTTCTTTAATAAACTCGCCCAAAAGCTCTACCGTTTTCATTGCAACCGCAAGCTCTGACACATCAGGCAAAATTCGCTTACTTGCAGCGGTCATTTTGGTAAAACTGTCTGCTAACACAGAAAGCAAAGCGACTTTCTCTTTTGACGATAATTTAGGATTGTCTTTTAACTCTTCCATTGTGGCACGGTATTGCAAGATAAATCCTGTCAGCAAACTTTGCGAGAGTTCGTCCATCTCTCCGCCAGCCATAACCTGAGCATCTCGAACCTTATCCCAATCATCACCTGCTTTTTCCGCTTCCGTTTTCCAACGACGAGCCGTATTAAAGGACACACCCGCTTTTTGTGCCGATTGTTCAAGGGTAAAACGCTCAAAAACATAATAACGGCGAACATAAGCCTTCACTTTCGGATCGTGAGCCATTTAGCCCCCTAGTTTTAAACGGATTAGCTCAAAACCAATAGCCACCAAGCCACCACCCACACCGCCAGCAATCACTGCATCACGGCGATTTTTACGAGCCATATCATCAACTAATTTCTTCGTAGCGTGGACTTCTTTCTGCAAGGCATCAATTCGCTCATTTTGCGAATCAATCTTCTCATTTGCAGACGTAACCGCCTCTAAAATCAGGTCTAATTTTTCCGAATCTGTCTGTTTTTGCTTTCTGCGACTCATTGCTTGTCCGCCTTTTTATCTAATTTTTGATTAACTTCTTTTAGTCCTTCCAAAATATCATCTAGTTTTTCTTTTAAGCCCTTATTGACTTCTTGAGCCAGCTCCTTAGATTGATATTTTTGCTCAATTTCTTGCTTCAACTCTTTAACACTTTGTTCATTGCGGTTAATTCGGTCAAAAATTACCTTGGCACTAAAAGCAACAAGGGGAGCAACCACAAAAGAGACCAACATCTGAAACAGCTTCTCATCAATCATAACGCCCCCGTTTTGCTCGACCGACAGGGGATTGATTACCTTGTTTGACTGCCATTTTTAACAAATCACGACGAGTTGCCACAGCTGGCTTCTGTTTTCTAAAAACACGCTCACGCCACCAATTACGGAGATTTTTGAATAGTCTTACCATTACAAATCTCCTCATAAGTCAGATTGTGTGCTAGCACTTGACGCTTCGTCTCCGTCGTATCCTGACGACTTGGGTAAATCAGCCCGAACGCCGTGCAACCTGTCGTCGTCACGGAAGTAACCGTGGGCGTGCAACTGCTGGTCAACAACGGAAGCATTGCTACGCTTAACATCATCGTGATTTTTCTGCTTAATTTGTACATTTTTGATCTCCGTTTTTTGAGCCTGAATTTCTGCCTGTTTTTGGGCGTTTTCTGCAATCAGTTTGCGATTACGCTCTTCAGCCTTTTCAACTTTTAACCAAAGCCAAAACAAAGCACAGGACGCAATAAATAAAACAATAGTAACTATTTTTACAGTCATCATTCGCTTTCTCCTTGGCGTTTACCGCCTATTGCATTAGCAAAGCCTTTTGTCGCCACGCCACCACCGCAAAATAAAGCAAAAACCGTAAACAACTCCGCAACATTCGCACGGTCTAAGTAAACCGAATAAGCCAAAATCCCAGCCATTAGCAACGCCCCGAAAAACTGAATGAAAGCCGTTGTTGATAAGCGTCCGTTATCGTTGGTAATTAATTCTTTAAATTTCATTTTTGTTCCTCTATATCATTCCCCCTCTTTGACAAAGAGGGGGTTAGGGGGAGATTTATCTAAATAAATGCCCCACATTCACAACTTCTTCACTATCCAACCACGCCCACACATCAAAGCAAGGGCAATCTTTCACCCACTCATTCGGGGCAATAGTGCCATCACCATTACGATCAGGACTTAAATCCCGATGCCCATAAATCTTCGCATTCGGGTATTTCGCTTCAAGCTCACGCAGTAAACGGTGTAATGCGTGCCATTGTGCTTCGGTAAATTCAGCGTGATTTTTGCCACTTGCCGTAATACCACCTACCACACAAATCCCGATAGAGTGGAGATTGTGACCTTTAACGTGAGCGCCCATTTCGCCAACTTGACGACCTGTTTCAACAGTTCCGTCCACATCAATCACAAAGTGATAACCAAGGTGTTCAAGGTGAGCATTAAAGGTTTTCACCGCCCCTGCCAATCGCTTAAAGCCACGTTGCTTATGCCAGCCATCAATCACCTCTGCTGATGATTTTCCTGCTTGCTTTAAACTTTTGCCGTTGCGAGTGGCAGAACAATGAATTACGATTTTTCTAATAGGAAAGGTCATAAAAAAAGCCTCTTTAAGTGATACTTAAAGAGACTTTAAAGAATTAGGATCGTGGAGAGTATGGGAAGGCTTTCCACACTAAAACAAGACTGACTGAGATACAGATTTATAACGTTGATAATATCGTACAACCTCCCACGCAGTGCGATCACAAATTTGATATTTCTGACAAAGTCGCATTATCGCCATTCGCCCACTTAACTTTTCCGTTTCGGTCAAATGGCAAAAATCCGCATAAAGCTGTTGATTTCGCAAAATCCGCAATGCCGTTTCACAGCGAGGAATATAAACTTCACCCACTTGCATATAACTTTGCAGTTTTACTGCATCTTCTTGCCCCAACACCTCACGCAATTTATCAAAATACTTAGCAGACTTTGAGAACTGAAACGAAAAGCCCCCAAAGGCTTTAACAAATTTCTCCGTCGCAGGCAAACCAATCACCGCCACAATCTCTCTGACGCTATCAGGCAAATACTCTTCGACATTTTCAAACTCACACATAACCCCTCCATTTCGATATGATTGATGGAGTATTGTCAGGCACGTTTTTCAAAAGAGTGAACATTTTTGCAAAAAAATTATAAAAAAGACCGCTTGTAAAAACAAAAAGAGCCACAGAGTGGCTCAATTATGCGTAACCCCGTACGCTTGCGTGCGGGGTATAAATGCTCTTGAAAGGTTATTACTATTTCTTTTTAGCACTGATCGCTTTGGCAATAGAAAAAGCGGTTTCCCAAGCTTGTTGGTTATCTGTAACCTGTATTTTTCTACATGCAATAGCTTCGTTGTTATAATCTGTAACATCTACTTGAGATGAATTTACCAACAAAATAACTCTACGCAATGCACAAGCTGCTAAAGGATTTTCATCATGCCCAAACGTTCCAGACTCCATGCTATAAGCTACATTTCTTAATTTTTGATATTCGCCTGTTGCGATTGCTTCTGCAATTTCTTTTTGAGCTTTTTCTGTCGCCCCAAATGCAGATACTGAAGCAACAAGAAGTAAAGTAGGAATTAATTTTTTCATGGTTTTACTCCCTTGAGATTGATGAAATATTGTAAAAAGACTACCACAAAAAAGCCCCGAATAAATCAGGGCTATGCAAAAAATTTTGTAAATATCAGGTTCTTCGCCCATTCCGATGGGCATTCACCGCTAACATCTGCACAATTTTAAAAATCTGCTCTGTCGTACACCATTGCAAACGCTCAATGCCAAACGACCGCTTACAAATAGCGTGAACATAATGCCAAGACTTACCACTACTAGCGATAAAGGCTTCAATCTTTCTAATATAACTTTGACGCACCTCATCTGCATTACTGGCTGTCGGGCGTTTACCATATTTTTTCGACTTCACTTTAAACCCTTTGGCACGCATACCTTGCAACACTATCATCAACTCAGGGTCAGTCATCATCGAACAGCTAGGTTTATCCACCAACTCCATTAAAAAGAGCTTATAGGCTTCATCGCTCATCTTCAGCTCAGTTTTGCCGATATGGATTTTCTGTATCATCTGCTTACGAGTTTGTGCGTACATTCTCTTTCTCCTGTTGCCACTGTTTCCAATCTGCAAAGCCGTGTAAATTTACACATTCCTCTTCACCCCTTAAACGAACCAAGCGATCAATGTACTGAATATTCGCTGTTCGATTATCACTTTTTGCCCTTTCCTGTGCTTCTTCACCCGAAAGCACCTTATTATTTTCTTCCGTTCTAACCACCGCAAACTGTGGCTTCACGCTTTCATACACTTTTTTCAGGTAATTATGATTGCTCAACGGCTCAAATTTGCCATTCTCACGACGATTGCGACGCACCTGCTCAACCGTATCAGCCAACGCTTTTGCCAAAACATTAGAGCAAGGGTAAAGCTCCAACAAACCTTGCAAAATCCGCAACGCACGCCCATTGCTCAAACTACTTTTTGCAGGTTTAAACAGCCCCAAATATGCCACCGCAGGACGACCACAACCAGCAGTCATTTCGGTGATCGTTTTAAGTAACTCTCGCCCAGCATCATCTTCAACTAACGCCTCCAGCGTTAAATCTGAGTGACAAATCGGGCAACGACACAATTTCATTTTGTACCTCCCTAAGAAAACAGAGATAAACGCTGACGCTTATCTCTATTCTCTCAGCCACCGCCCCAAGTGCATTTACAATTTTATTTAGGCTCTGCCGATAAAGATTGAGTGGGGCGGTGTGAATGGTTTATTAGTGGTTACATAGCTTCCTCCTTGTTTTTGAATTAGCTCAATCTAATTGAAACACCATTTCCTATAACAACACGTTTTTTGTCTTGCTCTGCATATTTCTGCAGTAAGGAATAAGTCTTTGGCATTAGATCCTTTGTAATTTCTTGATTATAAGTTGCTTCCAATTCTGCCCAATTTTTGATAATTTCCGCCCAAACAGGACATATAGACGTTAACTTACTCAAATGATTTCGCATTGCTGGAGCGACAGTCAGTAATTGCATACAACGCCTTAAATCCGCAGGATCTTGTGGATAACATACTCGTTTTGGTACCACATCAAAGCCAACTACAAACGCCATTGTTTTACTACTTAACCCTGTCTCACCATCAGCTAACCATTCAATTATTTGTTGTTGCATTTTGTTCATTTTATTTCCCCACCACTTAAACAAAACTCTCTAACTTCGTTTCCCCTGTAAACTCTAGCGCTGTAGCACTTGCAATTTTGAGTAAGGCATTAAGCTGACCTTCAAGGTATTCCGTTAAAATAGCGTGCTTATGTGCTTCTCTTGTACCGTTTAACTGACGAGCAATATCGGCATATTCGGTAAAACGCATCGAGCGGATTTTTAAATGTTCATCCAACTTAAAATTTACAATAAACGCCTCTTCGCTTTCATAACGCATCGCCATAGATTGCACACGAAAACCATTTTGTAACGCCCCTAACGCTTTTTCCTTGCCGTCTAACGTATCCAAATGGCGACAAGTCAAAAACTCTTCATTGTCGTTTGCCAACTTACGCAAAGTCGCTTCGTGTTGGAAATGTAGATATTTAAAAAGCGGTTCACCTTTTTCCAAAAATTTAGTCAATTTAGTGTTTAAACCCAACTTTTCTTCCGACACAACAATGCTTTTAAAACCTGCAAGTTCAAATAATTTAATCAAGTGGTTCAACGCTAAACGGCTATGCTTAGAGCGGTTATTTGTAAAAAGTACCTCTTTTTCTGGACTGTAAAACACATTGACTAATTCACTCGAAAATGGCACAACTTGCAGTAAATGAGCTTCGGCAGTTTGTCGCCACTCTTTATCAGTATTCGGCACAATCTTCGGCATTCTTTCATCTCGAAGTGATTCTGATTTTTTCAGCTCATAAATTTTGGCTGAAAGTAACTCTTTAGTCACTTTTTTAAAGGTTGTCCGCAAAGTAAAGAACAACCCATTATCCAGTTCTAACACTTTCGTATTTGTCATCGGATTTTTGACTAACTCAATGGTGGTATAACTGTCCGCAGGCTCAAAAGTAGCCTCTTCTAACACTTCTTTCACATTGTCCACAGGGAACTTAATGCTATGAATGTTGCATTGTGTCATTTGAATAAAATCACTGTTTTTCATCTTAGTTTTCCTCTTGGTTAGTTGATAATTTAAGCTTCACTCGCTGAATTTGCCCAGCTACGTCCATCAAAACCACGCCAGCCAGTGCAAAATCGTCCATTTCGACTAATTCCGTCGCCCCCTGTATCTTCTCAATCAAGTCATACAAGCGGTCTTTTATTTGCCATTTTTCGCTATCGGTCACCATTTTCCCCCTCTTTTCTCGCAGAACTCGTAACGACTTTCACACCACTTTCGATTAAGTGGGTTGCTCGCAAACTCTAAAGCCTTATCCCACGCATCACTTGCCTGTAAATACTTGCCTTCACGCTCAAGTGCCGAAGCAAGCTCGCTAAAATACTTAAACCGCTCACGCTGGAGTGCGTCTGGTTTCTTTTTCATTTGTATCCCCTTATGGTTAAAACACATTATTAACGCCCCTTTCACCGTTCCCCCTCTTTGACAAAGAGGAGGGGGAGGGGGAGATTTAAAGAGCGTTTAAATGGGCTTTAGGCCTCCTGCTCAAACGGCTTAATCACAAAATCTTCCACACCTTGCTTAATCGTCACGCCAGCAATCCCTTTGGCAACTTCAGGCTCAAGTAGTAGAGCTTCTTTGTTGATCTCGTTTTTGGTACGAATAAAGCGGTCAAAGCCCATACGCTGCATAAACTCAAGCACCGCATCTGCTCCACGAATTGCCACCGACGGCGGTCGTTGTCGCCATTGCACTTCGCCTGTCACAAAGTTAGCGGTTTTACTCTTGCCGTTTTCCGTCAACTCATCACGGTGAGCTTCACAGTATTCCTGCACCGCTTGCTGTAACGGCTCAATCTCTGCCTGTAAACGTTTTAACTCGGGGGCGTAACGCTCACTGGTTTCTGCGATAATGTCGTTCATCTCCGTCGTTAAACGGGTATGCTCACGGCTTAAATCCCCGATCTCTTTAATTGCACTTTGCACTTGCTCTTCCGTGGTAAAACGCAGTTTTGCTGGTTGTTTTACTCGGGTTTTTGTGGGTTGTTTTGCCATTTTTTAACTCCTAAACTTTCGCTTCCCACCACACTCTAATTCCTTCAATCATCGTGTAGTAACCTTTCCATATACCTAAATCTTCGCTATGCCCTTGGGCATACCAGTGTGCTTTTCTTGACTCAATTAACGCTCTTGCCACCCCCTCATTACCTGCAATATCCACCTTGATTCGTGGTTTAATCTTCGTAAAATCAATCATCAACACCGTAAAACCTAACGCATTGATATGCCCAATCGCCTTTTGTGTTTGACGCAAATACTTCACCGCCATCTGATTTGCTCTATTAATTGTGCGTCCCATCTCACACCACCTTTTCTTTTCCCAACTTCACAACGATCACCCGTTGCCCTTTATTTCTTCGGTGATAGCTCGGCGTGGACCATTTCCGCACCGTTTTTGCTGTCACCCCTAACTTGATTGCTAACTCTTCGGCTGTACCGTCAGCCACATTCTCTTCGCCACGATACGCCGCATAGATCTGACGGTATCTCATTTGCCACCTAACCAATCAACATCTTGGTATACTCTTTAATCAACCGTTCATCAATTTGACATTCATTGATATGACTTAAACGCACCACACCACGAATCAACTTGTTCAAACGTCTCGCATTACCTTGACTATGTTTAAAAAATAACTCGTTATATTCCCCTGTGTTCAATGCTCTTTCTGTCAATAAATGCAAATCCTTTTCAGGTAACGCATTACCGAGAGAACTCGTTCGCCAAATGCGGTTATACACTTGAGCTAAATCGTTATGCCTGCCTTTTAAGTTAATTAACAAACGCTCAGTCCCAACCAATGCAACACCCACTTTAGTTGCATCGTGGATACGGCGAATAAACTCCAACGAGCGAGTAGGTAAATTCTCCGCCTCATCAATGATAATGACCCGTTCACTACCCTTTAACCTTGCCACAATCCCATCAAACAGCTGATCAAGCGTACCTCGGTTGTTTAAATTCAGTTTTTCACTGATTTTCTGCAACAGCACTTTTGCGGTGTAGCTCATATTGGTCTCAATTAAAATTACCCCTGTATTCTCTTTCGCATACTGCAACACCGCTTGCGTTTTACCCAAACCTGACGCACCATACACTGCACACATATCACCTTCAATGTGAGCCTCTTGAATAGTTGCCATAATCTGACGAGCAGTAAAAGTCGGCACAAACTCTGCACTCACCTTATACTCAAGCACCTTGTCTTTTTGGCGAGCCAAAAACTGCTCCACCTTAATATTCAACTCTTCAACATTGCCGTCATACTCACCCCTCAAATACAAACTCACCGTAGCAATCGACACGCCTAATTTATTTGCAACCTCTTTTTGCCCAATTTTGGTGCGTTCCATATAATCTTTTAATAGTTGGTTTTTCATCGCTTATTTCCTATAATCAAAGTCTCTTTTTTCATCAACAGGCTTCGTTATGCTTAAAACTCCACCTGACCTTAATAAACTCACTAAATCAGAGCTACATTCACTCCTCGTTTTGCTAACTGGGATACAAGGTATTCAGTCTGAGCTTGTTCACTCTCTATTTCGCCAATTAGCAACCCTATCACCAGAGATTGCAGAGCAAGCCCTAAGTGATTTTTCAAATGTTGTTGATATGCAACTGGATCTACTTGAGGCGGAAGGTGTGGATTCGCAAACGCTTGATACACTTTCTCAAGTAGCGGACGATCTGTATTTGCCTTTAATGGAGCAAGTTTGCGAACTTCAAGAAAAAGCTCAAAAGCCACTCCATTAAACTCAACTAAACAGGTCGCCCTATTATTTAAAGGTGCATTTAACTCCGCACGTCTTGCCTCACGCACCTTTTTACGCTCAACGTTTAACTGTTCTTCACGTTGAAACTGTTTTAATAATTCACTTTTCTTCATTATTTCCCCTTAGCCTACGGCTTCAATTAATGCTTGTTTCTTCTCCCACTCCTCCCTCTCTACCACACTGGTAAAAATAGGACGAACAGACACTTTTTCTCGTTTTGGTTGATAACTTGTGGTTATTAACTCGCTTTGCTGGTGTTCAATCGTAATAACAGGATTACGCTCTGCCATAATTTCTGCCACCTGTTGCTCTTTCCGTTTAAGTCTGCCTTTTGCTCGCTCCTCACGTTTCTGCTCAACAAAAGACTGCGGAAACGCATCTTGTTTATGTCCTTCAAACTCGGCATTGCAGATAAACCGTCCGTCTTTGGTTCGCACCTGCACCCACATCGGATCGTGAATATCCACCCCGATAACAACTTCTTCCCCTTGGTAATCCAACAAATTCAAGCTGAAATACTTATGATTGTTCCACTCAATCAAGCCTCTATTCGTTGTGCGGATAAATTCAGGACGTTGAATATCCCTTAATTCCACATCGCTCAACCACACCACTTTTTCAATGTCGGTCACTCGTTGGTATTTCACCGCTGGCGTACAATGAATTTGACTGTGAACGTGTTCATTGTTGTACCAATCAATCACTTCTTGAATAACTGCCTTCAACTCTTCCCAACTTGGCAACTCTCTGCGAGCTTTCTTCTGTAAAGCGGTCAGTTCCTTGCCATTTTTTGCATTCGCATACGCCAACTGTCTAGCCAACATCTTACGAGTGGCTTCAGGATCGGCATTTTTGCCGTAGTAAGTTTCAAATCGCTCGGCAATTCGTAAACCCACCGTCTTATTTAACCGCTCAATAATCCCACGCCCTTGCGGATTACCTGCAATCCCTGTTGCGTGGTGGATAGAGAAACGTGGTAAAATCCCTGTGACTTCTGCATCAAGTATTTTATTTTTCTCACCGCCACCGTTATCGGAGTAATAAATCGCTGGCACACCGTGTGTCGCAATACCGTGTCGTAACGCATCTAGCACTGCAAAAGCGTTTTCACTCAACGACAGCGACCAGCCCACAATTTTTCGACTTGCCCCATCAACAATCATTGTCAACTCAGGGGTAAACGGTCTGCCGTGTACAGGGTGGGCAACTTTTAATTTCAGCGAGTGACCATCACCAATCCAAATATCATTTGCCACAAATGGCGACCAATCACGCATCACATAAGGCAATAACTGCTTATATTTCGAGCCACTTAAGCGACCTTTCTCTAAGATATGGATCGGCAACTTCGCCATTGCTCGTCTTACTTTGCTGATATTAGGCATTGCCTCTAACATCATCGGATTGTCGGCATACCGTTCAACCCACTCCGCTTCAAAGTAGCGGTAACTTTCTTGTACGCTTAACGCATTCTTCTGGCGGTAAATCCCCAACAACCAAGAAAGCCACCAAATTTCTTCTGCCTTAACTTCCTGCCTTACGAGCGGGGCAAAAAGTTTTAACCGTTGCTCAACACTTGTCGCCTTGCAGTAATCCACAACCCAACCATTTAAAGTACGAACGCTGACTGTTCGTTTTTCCGATTTTTTAGCGTTAGCCGTTTCAACCAACACCGCAAGATGCGGAGGTAATCTGCCACTTTTTGCAAGTTCGCAAACATAAGTGACCGCTTTAATTCGGCTCATTGATTGCTCCAAATCCAACACATACTGGATCAGCCCTATGCGAGCATCAGCAATCTCACGCTGTTTGGTTGTCAAGTTCGCCAAATCCACCTCGGCTTTCACCGCAGGTAATTTTTTCGGCTTACTTTCCACCACCGCCACCGCAAAACGTGAGCGGATTTCGGTTTGGACGGCTTCGGGCATTGAAATGAGCTCGTATTCATTCCCGCCACCTTGACCAACTCTTTTACGAGTTTCCCAAAGTTGTTTTTTAGCTTGATAAATAATTCCTTGCACCGAATTCGGTAAACAGGTTAAACTTAAAAGTAATAATTCTTTGGCTGAGTAGTGCGTTTTTAAGTTGTTTTCACTCATAAAAGCTCCTTAGAGCGTTCTCTCAGCGAATTTTTTAAGGCTACGCTGAGCAAATCGCCCTGCCCAAATTTCTTCAGGCGGTACACCGATTGCATCTGCAATGATTTGTTCGCCTTTTCGCCACGGTCTATCAAGGGCATTCTTTAATGTGCTGGCTTGGCTATAACCGTGTTGTAATGAAAGCTGGCGTAACGACCAACCAGCCTTATGTAACGCAGCAATAATGTCGGCTCTATGCCAGTCTTGTGCTGTTTTTTTTGGCTCTGTCAATGTACTCAT